CTGTCTTCCTTTGGTTTTACTGTTAAAGCAATTAGCCTTGCTGTGTCTTCAGATTTCTGATTTTCCAATGCCATCATAAGTTCGTCTTTATCCAACATACGCACCGGCTTAAAGCATAGCTTGGGTGTAGATGAATCAGTATCGAAACGTATTTCTGTAAGTAGAGAAGCCAACGGCGCTTTCTGAGAGTCTAAAAAACGGGCGTAGGTTTGAAGCCCCATCTTTTGTTTGTTATCACCAAAAACACTAGTTGCAGGTAAGGATAGTTGGTATACGTCTTTAGACTTAACAGTACCAGTCTCGTCTGCCAACATAACCGCTACTCGTTGAGAATAACGACACGCTCTACCTTCACCCATGCCGGAACCTTTGACGTTTTGAGGACAGTCGAAACATGTATCGGACTGTACGTCATCAGCTAAAACGTCTTCGGAAGGTCGCCCAGTTTTTGTATCGCCAGACCAACAAGTAGGTGGATTAGTTTGTCCCGGTACGTACTGCCCAGCAAAATACATGCGAGATATGGGTGCAGTTTTAACTATCACCACGTTTATAGCCCGCTGTTCAAGTTCTCCTACCTCTTGACCCCCTACTACTTTTCGGAAAACACCACCCCGAATACTTAGGCGATTGGTTCCGCCACTGGATATGCGTCCGGAAGCGTTAGTATCTGGTTGAAGCTGTGCCAGTAGGTCTTTGTATTCGGCTGGCATGTTCTCAAATAAAGTTATTTCGCTCATAAATTTTCCTCGTCGTCAAAATCTAACTCAAGTTGTTTTGGGTTTTTAACAGGGGTAGTGTCCTGCTCTGGTGCTTCCTGTTTCAAAGCTGCCACTACAGCCGGTATATTAAAACGGTACGTATTCCCAACCTTTATATATGTGGTTTTGGGTATGTATCCCTTTGTAACCCAGTCTCTAATAGTGGGAACTTTGACAGAAAGATAGTTTGCTAGATCATCTACTGGAGAGTAGGTATCTTCCGTCACTTTTTCCTCCTTACTGTAACAGTGTATTCGCTTTCGCAATTTAACCCCGGTGGTAGTAGCTCGGGATTATCCTCAAGAAACTGCTTTATGTTACCTTGATGGATTCGTTTCTCTAGAAGCTCGGGGACCCCGTGATCTAGAATAAATTCGTTCATGGCTTCCCAGTCGGAAGTCCAATATTTTTGGCGTATCGAACGATAAAATGTACCTGATGCCGTTCGTACAGACTCGACTCCGGAATCTTTACAGTGTTCCAGTAATGCAGTCTCAATAATTTTTAACTTATCGCTTAGTTCCTGTTCTTCTTCACGAGCCTTGGCAGCGACTTCGTTTTTCTTATCTCGTATTTTTATGTAGACAGATACTAAACGCTCTAGGTCTGGCGTAAGTGTCATAATGTGCCTCGTTGTATAGTCTTGTTTGTTTATGTTTTGCGTAGTTTAGTTAAGATGTTTTTAGAGGTCAAGTATATTTTTGTATAGGTCTATCATTTGTGTGTGGACGTTGATTCTTTGATCCAACATCTTATAAATATGCTGCTCTACATTTGATCCTTCTAATCTAACCACCGTGCATGGATGTTTTTGTCCTGATCTATGTACCCTCGCATTGGCTTGAGCGTAAGTTTCTAAAGAAGATGTCGGCCCCCACCAAACAATCGTGTTCGCCGCCGTAAGTGTTACTCCATGGGCTGCTGCTTGAGGTTGTATTATCAAAACTCTGGGGTCTTCCTGATTTTGGAACCTAGAAAATATTTCTGTGCGTTTTGCGGCACTAACGTCTCCACGTATTACGGCATTAGTAATGCCGTCAGTGCTTAGTTTATCGGATAGCACATCAATTACATGTTTAAAGGGAACGAATATAAGTACCTTCTGGCTAGATTCGGCAATTACTTCCTGTAACACGCGGTACCTATTCTTTATATCAAATTCTACGGTCTCCCCGCTGTCTGTATACACCGCCCCACAAGATAATTGCAGTAACTTGTTCATACCAACTGCGGCATTTGCAACTGTTATTTGTTCCCCCGCAGCTACTGCAACTAACTGTTCTTTTAAATGTTTGTAGTATTTCTTTTGTTGTGCGGTAAGCTCTACTTGCCGCTTTACGTAAGTCATTTCTGGTAGGTCTAAGCACTCTTCTTTAGTAAACCGGATGGCAGGTTGTAGTGCATTAAATACTATGTCTTTTGCGTGAGGTTTAGGTACCCACTTAAATTGCGTGACCTTGTACATAACTGAGTCCCTAAAAGCACCGAAAAATCGCGGCACACTTTTAGGATTAACTAGTTTAGCTAAACCGTACGCATCTACTGGGGATTGTGCAGCGGGTGTGCCAGTCATCATCCACAGCCATGTTTCTGGTTTTACAAGGCTTGCTAATATCTTCCACCTTTTTGATTGAGAATTCTTATAGTGAGTAGCTTCGTCTACAATGATAAGGTCGAACCCCCCATTTGCTATCTCGTCTTTTACAATTTCAACCCCATCGTAGTTTATTATTACGTACTCACTACCGTTGTTTATTATGTCCTGCCGCTTCTTTCTACTCCCATGGGCAATATCTACAGTGCGGTGCATGGCAAAGTTAAATAGGTCGGTACGCCAAGCCGAATCCATAATAGATATAGGACATACAATGAGTACCCTATTTATTATTCCGCGATTTAATAAAAAGTCCGACGCCCATATAGCAGATGCAGTTTTACCTGTACCTTGTTCGTTAAAACAAAACGCTCGTGGGTTAAGGGTAAGAAAAGAAGCGGTGTCCTTTTGATGTTCAAACGGCGTGTATCTTCCGGGCCAATCGTATTGTCCTGTTATTGGGGAAGGTGCATTTATGTTTAGATTCTGTAGTACGCGAGATTCATCTATACCCCATTTAACCAAGACATCATTAGAATTTAACTTTTTACTGTTAGGTATTGCTGCAATAATTTTTTCGGGATTACGAACCCGCAGAAGCAAGCCTCTGTTGTCAACTACACGCACGTGTTTACACTCCTGTTACTGTTAATCTACGTATTTTGCGTTCTTATTTAGGTTTATTTAGTTTTTTTACGTTCGCGTTTACTTGTTTCAGAAACTAGTTTGCCTTGGGCATTTCTACGGAACGACCGATTACGGGCGCTACTCTCTATCTTAGTACCGTCGGAGTTTTTACCACCTTTACTTAACGCTTTCTGATGGCTTACGTCCTTGCCCTCACGCTTATCTGCTTTACCATTTTTATTCTTATCCACCCCTGTCTTATCTACAGCCCGTCTTGCTCGTTGCCTTTCCATTCTATCCCCATGCTCCCCACGAGCCTTTTGTTGGGTGTATTCCTTCTTGTACGGACGCTTTTTATTTACATACGGCATAACCTTCTCCTATCTTTTACCATTGTGTGGGCATTCGGTGACAATACAATGAGCCTTACATAGCCCAGTTGGCCGTGGGTTCCATACGTCGTTTGCATATGCTTTTTCTAATATACCGTAAGCAGACAGCCACTTTTGCCACAACTCGGATTGTTTATCTATGGTATATGTATCTTTCACAAACGCATTACATACAACAAAAAGCAACCCACCTTTAACTGTTTTTACTTCCGGAAAATGCTTGAACACACACAGAGCCATAAGTTCTAACTGCCCCTTGTCTGCATACCTAGCAGATTTACCAGTCTTGTAGTCTAGTACCTTGGCAATTCCGGCTTCTCTATCTAAGATTATTAAATCAGCTATGCCTCTGTACCAAACATTTTTTGCAAAAAAGTCGCATGGTTCCAAATTCTCTGTAAGCCCCATACGATACTCACAAAGTTTCTCCCCTTTCATGGACAGTAGTTTGTCCAATACAGTTTTAGCGTAGTCGAATCTAGGGTCTAACTTATCTACCGTACCACCTACATAATCTTCAGCAGCTTTATGAAATTCGTTTCCGTAAAGTATTGCTTCGGTTTCAAAGTTTTCTTCGTAATCTTTAGCTACCTTTACGTGATAATATTTTTTAGGGCACTGGTCGAAGGTTTTTATGCTGCTAAATGACCACGCTGGTTTGGTTTCCATTCGGTACAATCTCCGTAATTCTTACCAATTTCCACGTCACCACGGACAGGTAAGCCGGTAGCCCACTCTGGTGTATAACGCATACAGGAATCCACATAAGCAGCCGCTTCGTCTACTTCTGCATCCTTAACGCAGCATATCACAGAATCGTGTACAGTTAGTACGACTGGATATTTCTTTTGTATTTCAAGCATTTGCTCTGCCATGATACATCGGGCAATAGCTTGACACACGTTCTCTATAACTTTACCGCCGTATATCTTCACTTGCCCCCTACGTGTACTGTAAGAAAACTGTACACCCTTCTCGGAATCTTCGGCTTTCAAGTCGTTGTAGTACATCATAAGATTCGACGGAAGCTGTATAGCGTTTAGACTGGGCACTACTTCGAGCACTCCTTCACGTCCAAGTTCTGCATAATAGCCTTGGTACATACACATCAGTGCAGTCTGCGCTTTCTTCCATAACTCAGTAACCGCGTAGTGTGTGTACCTGTAAGTACGAATTATATGTTTGGCTTCGTCGGGCTCCACATCAACACCAAAAGTTTTTAGCTGGTCTTGGAATTTAACCGCGCCCATACCGTAGCCAGCCCCTAAAATTGTAGTCTTGCCAATAAACCTTTGGCGGGGAGTTACTTTAGATTCCGACACGCGGTATATGGTAGCCGCCATTTTCTTATATACATCTTCCCCCTTCCTAAAACAATCAAGCACATCATCTTGACCCGCTAACCACGTCAATACTCTAGCCTCTATCTGGGCAGAATCGGCATGGATTAAAGTATGGGTGTCTGGTGGGCATATACAGGACTTAAGTACTTTAGCGTTGGCTCCACGTGACGGTAGGTTTTGCATGTTAATCTTGTCGTACCCACCCCAACGTCCGGTATGAGCAGCATAGTATTTTATTGGGACTGGCAATGCCCCACGTGTTCCTACGTCAATAAATCTCTCAGTACGTGTTTCCTCTAACGTACTCTTAAGTCCTACACGAGCTGCGACTAAGGCTTGCACTCGCGGGTCTTCGTGTTCTTGCAGGGCTTTAAACCCCTCATCGCTTTTAGCAAAAGCAAAAGTTTCTTTTCCAGTTCGTAGACTGACTTTCTTTGGGGGCTCTACACCTAAAGACTCTAGCGCCTTGGCAAATTTTGGATTCGACATGAGTTCATCTTTGCCTATGCCGCACTCTTTCAGGAGGTGCTCTTTTTGTAGTTGCAGGTTATCTAAATGGTTTTCCAGCTTTACTATGTCTAGTTCGAGCACTGGGTCGATGAACATACGTAAAGTCATATCTATAACTTTTAGTTCTTTGCGGGGAAATTTTTTGTCCTGTATGAATATGTTGAATAGCCTGTAAGTAAGCTCCACATCCTGTTTGCAGTAATCTCCATACCTATCTAGTTCTTCCGAAGTAAAATCGGTAAGCCTCTTACCTATCGCATGAATTACTTCGTCTCCCTTTTTTCCGATTCCGTACCTATCAGATAAGTACCTAAGCGACCCCCCTGCTTCCACACCGTGTAATGCGCGAGCCATGCAAAGCGTGTCAAGGTATAGCTTAGGGTGAACATCAAACACCCAACCAAGTATAGCGCCGTCAAAAATAGTATTGTGGGCAAGAACAGCGCAATCTTCCCAAACATAATTATTGTGTAAATACCTCTTGATCTCATCATGCCCCCCACTTACCCATACCGTAGCTTCCGTATTGCGCTTAACACCTACACCTATGACTTCAAAATCCGCGCTACGCACGTACTGTTCTGTGGTCAGCTTACCTAGAGAAAAGTCTTTGTCGTAATATGTTTCAAAATCTATAGTAATTATGTCCATTTTTATTATTGCCCTTGTGGCATTCTACGTAGTTCCCATAGTTCCCATGCAACATGCTCTCTTGAACGCATCTGCATCTCTGCCCATTGTCTTGCTAAATTACGAAATCGTGTGTCAGCTTTATCAAAATCGCCGGACACAAAATAATCTGCAAATTGTTCGTCGCCGTCCAAAGTATTATAAAACAGGTTGTATGACCCCCAAGTTTTACCCATCAAGTGTACAACATCATCCAAAACTCTGGGTGATGGGTCAAATTCCCCGTGACGTATAACCTCATCTATTTGGTCTGCGATTAGTGTATCTATCTCGTTGTTTAAGTTATGTATTTTCATTTAAGTGTCCTCATTGCATTTTCGTACAGTGGTAGTACGTGTTCGTATTAGTTATACTACTTACAGTTCCGGTAAACCCGTTGTATTCCTGACAGGACTGTTGAACAAGTAAATGCCCGACCCTCACCCCTATCACAAATACACTGGCAATCAATAGAGCAGCAAGCAACGTATACAAACACGTTTTTATTCTAATATCTCTACGGGTTCTGTTGATTCTATCCATACTCTAGCTCCACAACTCAAAGGTTTATCAGGGCTGTAAACTACTTCGCCCCCGTTAAATCTTACTCTGTTACATTTAATATTAGACTTGTAGGTCTTAACAGTTAGTACTGGCCTGTTTCCACCATCTTTTGCATTGGCTCTTATGAGATGTTGGTTTACGTGTACAAGTGTCTTCAACTTTCTTTTACTCCTTTTTATAAACTGTCCAGATAGGACGAAATCGAACCGATGACGGGCGTTCTTTTGTGACTTCATTGTCACCTGACGCACCAACCGGTACTTTTTCTACAGTTCCTCCCTCGGCTAAGTACTTCTTGATGTCTTCAGCTATCCTATCTCTGTCGGATTGCTTGTTCTTTACCCTGCTGAGAGAATTACTGATCTTCTTTTCCATCTCGCCTCTCCAAGTCTTTCTCGGTCATACCTGCAACAACCCGCTCTCTCAGTATGGCTTTCTCAAACTCCCCACAGCTTTCACAATACCAGCCAGCGCGTACAGGTACAGATAAGTCTGTGCCTTCGGGGGATATAAAGTTTAGTAGTTGCTTTTTCACACCACCACATCTGCATGGTTTAGTTGTCAAATCATCAGTCACAGCCGTCACCCTTTAACTCTTCTATGTATATCTTAATTACTTCAAGAGAGTCTTCTATTCTCTTTAGACGTTCTAAAGTATTTATAACTTCTTCTATGACTTCTTGGTCATCAAGCTCTATCTTAACTTTGCTCATTTATACTTACCTTGTGTGTTTAGCAGTAACTGGTTTCAATGTACCGTAACATCATTGTCTGAAAGATCGTAAAGATAATTAATCGTTTCTGGGTTTACTTCCATAATCTCAGCGCCGTTACCTAAATGAAATTTCATAGCCATATCAGTTTTAGGTGACATGGTTATTACTCCCTGTACCTTTGGGTACATTACAGGTACAGCTTCCAACAAATTATTTATCAACCGCCTACCTGCCCCTTTGTTATATGACCACAAAGAGTACGGACAGAGTACCAAACCAAAACTAGTGCCTGTATCGTTCTCCCAGTCTTCGTTAAGTTCTTCACCAAGTTCCTGTATAAAACGTAAAACGTGTTCACTATGTGGAACCGTAGGACTTATTACCACGCATACAATAGCGTTAACGACAGTATCAAAACCAGACTTGTCTATGTCAGCGAAGACTCTGAAGTTACCTTTAAATCTTACAGACTCGTCATCAAACAAACCCTTACGTACAGGATCGTCTTTTATATAAGACAAATAAGTATCTGCATCACATTCTATTAGCATTGTTTTTATTCCCTCTAGTGTCGGTTAGTTTTATATCTTCAAGTATATCTCTGCGTATACTCTTCTTAACATCTGCTGGGGCTTCTGTTAGCACCTTTATATCTGTAACCTTTAAGCGGTAACTCTTAGGCTGCCAGTAGATTGCCTCCGGCGGATTGAGTACCAACTTGTACTCCCACACATCACCATCCTCAGACTTATAAAAAGATTTACCTACCATACTCGCCTCCTTTGTTAGTTAAAGTGCGTGGTACTTACACCCCTACTCCACCTATTCAGAGCCCGTAAGTGTAAGCACCACGACTAGCCTTAGCGCGGCTTACTCGGTTTGTGCATACAGATGGAGGTCCGCAAAGTAACCGTTTGTCTGTATCACAAGCTGTGGCTGTTTTCTGGCCATGAACCATCTACCCACCTGCCACTGGGGTATTTAGCGGAGGTAAACGAGGACGGAAAATCCTCCGCTTGCGGGGTGTCATCTGACCCCCAAACTTTTAACTGCATCCCCTATTGTATCCATGTTGCTTTCGTTAACTACCCACGGTACACCACCTGCCAAACCGATAGCTTTAAGTTCTAGTTCCTGTAACTTAGTAGGAACATTCTTTCCGGCTTTGCACTCTATGGCAAAAAACTTACCGTTGTAGCACCCGACTATATCCGGCACACCAGAACGACCGTAGCCTCCAGTAGCTGGGAAGAAATAGTACACATCATTCCCTAGCTCTTTCAACTGCTTCACTACTTTGTTCTTCACTCGTTTTTCCGGTGTCATAGCCATGTATATCTTCCTCTTCGTACTGTACCCAGAACACGTTCTCACTCATCCGCCTACCTATATTCTCCACATGCTGGGTTGGTGGGTCATAAGGCATCACCTGCAGTATTGCCAGTTTTCTATGTAACCATAAAGGTAGCTTATCTACAGGCATTTCATATGGTAAGTCTAATGCCAGCAGCATTGTTTTTAATCCAACTGTATCTAACTTAACTACAGAACCAGCAAACTCCACACGCAATAAACTATCGTCACTATACATTAAGCATTACCACCGATGTGTTCGAGCAAAGCTCCTCATTTAACTCAGTCGCATTTACTATAACCGCCATGCTCTCAAGTCCGGCGTAAGTACGCCCACAGACCCCAACATTTTGGAGTTGTAGTAGTCGATCCCCAACAGGTCGCTTTTCCCCTACCTCTAATATGTGTACTTGTCTACGTACACACAGGGGTAACTTTTCAAAATCCTCAAACACGTACGACCTTATATTATCGTCTGGGGTTTCTGTAACCATGTTTATGTATTTGCTATCAGCAGCAGTAGTATCTCCGTGCAAATAAACCATCGTAACACTGTTAGCATCCGGCGATCCGTTGGCCATAGCCTTGGCTTTCTTATCTAGATAATTCTTGTAGTGTGGCATAAGTACATTTGCCACCCCCAAGTCCGCAACCCTACCGGCAACTGCCGCTTCCAAAAGGGTAATAACATCTAACGCATAAGACTCATTATCCAACGGCCACCTGAAGGTTCTAAAGGCTTGGGCTAATTCTGTTTTCTCGCTGCCCATATCTTCTAGAAGAGCCGGACGTAAGTATCTATCAACATTTGCCTTACTTACTTCATCATCTAGGAACGGGCTAAAGCCTGCCACAATACTAGCTACCTTCTCTGGTCTTTTGGCAACAACCGACCTCGTTCGTAATGAATAATCGCTACACTTATCGTACTTATAAGGTATGTCTCTGTCGCGGTTTATACGCAAAGACTGTATCAGGTAAGTATCCTCGGCTGGTATGTAGCAAATTAGTGCTGTGTAAAACAAACTTTTGGCGGGGCTGGTTGGCAGTACACCCACCCAATTACCCGAAGGGCCGCCTATATAATGTAGCAGTAACCCTACATCACACTTAGCAAACTTATTTTGTATAGCCTCACAGACCCGATGGGTTTTGGGGCAACCATGGCTGGAATATTCCACCGCCTCCTCATCAATTTCGCTACGCGGCTCAAACCACTCTGCTGCATCTACACTCGATTTTGATAACTCTACCGCCATATTTACTTTGCTCATTTTTGTTTCCTCTAAGTTTATCGGTTAGTTGCCCGTTGCATATCAGCTGTGAATGCTTCGGCGTTTTCTAGGCTGCGAATGGCTTGCATCACGTTTATGCGCTTTTGCAGCAGCCGACCATCGAACACGGGTACGGTTTCGTTATCCCGCGCCTCGCGTTCCACGTCGTCTAGCTGTGCGTCAATGTACGCAACCATGTCTTTCAGGTCTTGTAGTGTGTACTCCATTGCCTTGCTCCTATTGTCCTAATACAAAGACTGCAAAAAGCCACAACATCGCCGTGCAGAAAATACCACCAGCGATAACCATCAGGGTCTGAGCCACACTCTGGAACATACCCGGTTTTTCATCGACCCATCGGTTCACGTTGTACGGGTCATGGTGCCGCTTGTAGCACTCACCCACTTCCCAGTTATTGCGTCGTCGATCTGTTCTCATGTTTGTATCCTCATACTTTTACGTGAATGACATCCCCAACAGGGGGGACGAACCGCTTTGTACTTGTAATGCACCACAGAACAGGCACATCCCAAGTACCATGAACACCACCAAGGTACCCGTCAGTGAACACTATCACCGCCTGTGCCTTGATGTTGTTATCTTGCATATACTTGTTTACACAAGTTATGTCAGTGCCACCACCGCCTGTTGGCTTAGTGGACTGCGCTACTGTAAGTAAGTCATCACCACCCTCGCCATACAACTCAGAGCGGCATACCTTGGTATCCCAATATATAATGCGTACCCTTGTTGGATTGACGTTGTTGATTATGGCTTGTAACTCCGACAGGAACCTAGTCAACTCGCCTTGCCCGATACTGCCAGATGTATCTACTGCAATAACAAGCTCGTCCACTTTCTCACTGACACCGCTTGGCATGTAGATACCCGC